CGGTTGCAACTTCTGGCATCAACAATGTTGTTGATACAAACGGTTTTTCAGGAACAGCCACTGCTGTAGGAGTTAATAACGCTAGTTTGGGTACTGGTGCTACTATTTTCGGCATTACTCCTAATGCTCATGGCTCTGGAATTCCAGATGCCGCCATCAACACTTTTGTAAATAAGGTTGGCGGCACTATTGTAACCTCCATTCTTATCGACCTTCATGGTGGCTTTGATGGTTCTGCAACGGGTGACAGAATTATTGGTAATGCAACGGATGCAAACGCTTACATTGCAGAGTTGACTAAAGAAGTTAACGGCATCCCTATTCTTCTTGAGTTTGGTTGCGTAGAAGTACCAACTGGTGGTGATCCAGACATTAACGTAGATATTTCTGCTACAGGAACTACGGCTTCTGGTGCTGCTGTTGCTTCTGGTACTCAGATGATGAACAACGGTGATCTTACTTTAGGTTATTATAACTCTGTTGATTCGGCGGCTACTATGGCTGCTCTTAGTAAGAAGTTTGTGTATCTTGTTCAAGGTGCCGCAACAAACGCCGCTTATACAGCAGGTAAAATTTGGATTCGCATTACTGGCATGAACGTCGATTTCAACAATGGCTAATAGTTTAGGCAGGGAGGGAAACCTCCCTGCTATTTAGCTATGTAAAAGGAGTTTGATATGGCTGATGCCGTAACACTTACTAAGGTAGAAGATGGCCCTAAAAAAGCGATATTTTATCTCACGAACACTAGTGATGGAACAGGTGAAGCTGCGGTTCTTAAAGTAGATGTTTCCTCTCTTTCCTCGTTACAAGATGGAACGGTTTGCACCGGAGTTCGTATTGGAAAAATCATTTTTACCAATGTTGGCATGGGAGTAAAACTTCTTTGGGATGCCACTACGGATGTTATAGCTGTGGAACTTCCCGCAGACTATTCGGATACATTGGATTATTCTGATATGAGCGGTATTCCTAATGTTGCGGCTTCTGGTGGAAATACAGGCGACATTCAACTTACAACAGTAGGGCATAGTAGTGGAGATACATATTCAATTGTTCTTCACTGTTTAAAGCAATACTAAGTAATAGGAATTAGTTATGGCAACTTCTGGATCGGTTGATTTCAACCTAGACATGGCTGAGATAACAGAAGAAGCCTTTGAACGATGCGGTCTAGAGTTCCGCACAGGATACGATGCCGCAACTTCTAGGCGATCTTTAAATCTTCTTTTTGCTGAGTGGTCAAATAGAGGGTTAAATATGTGGACGGTAGAGCAGGTAACACAACCTCTTGCTCGATTATCCTCGTCTTCCTCCGTTGCAACATATCCAATAGGAACAATAACCGCTACGGTAGGGGCTTCTACTAACTTAACTGTAGGAGAAACAATTACTGGAGGAACTAGTTCCGTCACGGCTTCTATTATAAGCAAGCCATCTTCAACTACTATTACCATAACTATTCCGTCTGGGTCATTTACTGCGGGGGAGGTTATTACAGGATCTAGTAGCGCAGCTTCTACAACTATTAGCGCAAATCCATCTTTGGTTAACGTACAATCAACTGTTGATATTCTTGAAGCCGTGGTTCGAAGAAGTTCTTCTGATATTGGAATTACTCGTATAAGTAGGAGTGATTATCTTAATACTCCAGATAAGGCTACTCAAGGTCGTCCGTCACAATTTTTCGTAGATCGTCAAATAACCCCTACTGTTACTCTTTGGCCTTCTCCTCAAAACTCTACGGATGAACTTATTTATTACAAGATTCGTAGAATAGAAGATGCGGATTCTGGCGTTAACACTGCTGACTTACCATTTCGTTTTTTACCTTGCCTGGTAGCTGGTTTGGCTTATTACATAGCTCTTAAAAAATCACCAGATAGAATTGGTCTTTTAAAAGATATTTACGAGGAAGAGTTCCAAAGAGCCGCTTCTGAAGATGGGGAAAGAACAGCTCTTAGGTTAGTTCCAAGTTATTCTTCTTTGAGTTTAACCTAATGCCCAGATACGCTTCAGGAAAACATGCTTTAGGTATCTCAGATCGTTCTGGAAGAGCCTACCTGTTAAAAAACATGATTAAAGAATGGAATGGATTCTTTGTGGGCAGGGATGAGTTTGAATCAAAACAGCCTCAATTACAGCCTCGTCGAGTCTTGGCGGATCCTCAAGCGGTTAAGAATAGTAGGCCAGATAGGACGGAGCCCCCCGTAGAAGTTTTACTTCCGTTTAATCCTTTTAGGTCTGGTATAAGTGGTTCTGCTACTATTACAGTTAATGAGCCTGGTCATGGTCGTAGCACTGGGGACGTGGTTCGATTTAGAGAAGTCAAAGATTTTGACGGTTTTACAGATTCTGTTATTGAATCTTCTTCTGGATATACAATAACAGTTATTGAAGGCGATTTGCGTACAAACTTTCAATCTATTTTTTACTCCTTCACGGCTAACAGCGGAACAGCCACTACAGGAAATGTTGCAGGGGGTGGTTCTTTTTCTAGTGCCGGTCCTGTTAACATTACGAAATGAGTTTTTGATATGGCATATACATTTACCACACTAAAAACAGCAATTCAGGACTACACACAAAACACGGAAACAACTTTTGTTAATCAGTTACCTCGTTTTATTATTAACGCTGAAGAAAGAATTTTAAAAGAATGTCAGTTAGACGTGTTTCGCAAATCTTCTCAAGGAACAGCTTCTACTGGAAATTCTTACTTGCAAAAACCCGCAGATTTTCTGTCCCAGAATTCGTTAAGTGTAATAAATTCTTCTAGCAAAGAGTTTCTTTTATATAAACAGGCGACAATGCTGCAAGATTACACTCCTAACCCTGCAACTACAGGTGTTCCTAAGTACTATGCAGATTGGGACGAATCTACTTTTCTGTTAGCTCCTACGCCAAATGCTAATTTTACGATGGAGTTACATTATTTTTATCGTCCAGACTCTATAACCACGGTTGCCAGCGGAACAACCTGGTTAGGTGATAATGCTGAACTGGCTTTGCTGTATGGAAGTCTTTTAGAGGCCTACACCTTTATGAAAGGCGAGGCTGATATTCTTCAGATATATAACGGAAGATTCCAAGAATCTCTTCAATGGTTAAAGAACCTTGGTGAAGGTCTTCAGACTAGAGATCAATATCGTTATGATAGAGTTAGAAGGGATGTTGCTTGATGTCTGGTTCTATTAGCACCAGTGAATTGGGAAATGCTATAGTCTTTACAAGTAACAATGGGGGTCATTCGCCCGAAGATGTGGCGGAGATGGCTTTAAACAAGATAATGATGGTTTCGGACAGTGCTCCTCCCGTCATACGGGATCAGGCTTATGCTCACAGACAGAGTTTGAAAGAAATATTGATATATTATATGAATAAGATGTGTCAAAGCGAGAGAACGACGATCTGGGCTTTGATGAAACAACAAGGTCATGAAGACATGGCAGAAATAATAAGGAGGCTGTAATGGCTGTAGGAACATCTGGTATTTGCGGTACGTACAAAAAAGAGATAAATGCAGGAATTCATTTTTGGACAACGCACTCTCGTGGAGACGGTAGTTCCATAGCAGCGGATACATTTAAGTTGGCTATGTTTACCAATAGTTCTTCTATTTCTGTAGATACAACAGGGTACACCACAGGTAACGAAGTTAGTGGAACTAACTACACTGCGGGAGGGGCTTCTATTGCAAGTGCTACTATTGGTCTTGGAGATAACAGTAGTGCAGTCCCAACCGCTTTTATTGATATGGCGGACGTAACTTTTTCAACGGCTACTATTAGCAGTGCGCGAGGAGCTTTGATATACAACTTCACTTTAACTAATGCAGGGACGGCTGGGGACACTACTCATGCGGCCAAACCTTCTGTTTGTGTGATTAACTTTGGAGCAGACAAATCATCCAGTGCAGGAGATTTTACGATTACCATGC